CTGGTGGTCTGGCGTGGTGTTCTGTGTTGGTGGTCTGTTCTTGCGGTTTGGGTTGGTGGTCTGTCCTGGCGGACTGGGCTGGCGGACTGGGCTGGCGGACTGTCCTGGCGGACTGGGCTGGCGGACTGGGCTGGCGGACTGTCCTGGCGGACTGTCCTGGCGGACTGTCCTGGCGGACTGGGATGGCCGGTGTAGCAACGGGGAAAATGGGTTGCCGCGGGGGAGTAAATGCGCAAGATGGGGTGGGCTGGCATGGCTGGGCGGAGGTCTGGCGGGGTGTGTAGGGGTCCGGACGGCTCTCTATGGCGCTCGGGTAGGTCGCGATATAAGCGACATAATTGCATATTATGCGACGCGGATGGCGTAAACGTCTGCGGCGCAATGATTTACGACTTTTGACGTAGTCAAGACGTGATAGCTCTGGGGGCTCTGGGCATGGATGGACATACTATTGAGGGCGCACGGGTGCGCACACCACCGCGCACGGGCGCGCAAACGCACGTATGCACACACACACGCACACTGGTGCGCGCCAGGGGGGGCGGGGGTTTCGCCGCAGGGCGTCGTCTTACCTACCAATCGGATTATGTCACGAAAACTTTTATTTACAGATGCACTGATTATCAATGCAAAGATTGAAAGGAGGTATAACAAACATAACAAGTAAAGGCGTTATTTTGGGGTAAAAAACGAAAGGAACAAATAAATGAACAAAGAGTATTCAGAAGACGATGTGACAAGGATTTTGGGCATTCAGCGTGATGTATTGCGCAATTTAAGAAAAAACGGCGATATTGATAAAAGCATGTATGGAAGGAAAAACAGACAAATTACATACACGCAAGATGGTATCGCTAAAATAGCGCAAATTCTTGATATAAAAAATGCCAAGGAATTAAACCTCATTTCAGAAGGATTGCGCGGTTTGACAGGATACGTTAAACAAGGCGCAGAATTCGTAATTGTGACGAATGTGTTTATTAAAAACACAAAGTTTATAGAAGCCAATCTGAATGAAAAAAAGGTTGTGATAAGAGTGAGAAATAATAAAAACTTCTTGACAGGAATGGAAATACCGGTTAGAAGCTTGAGGCGCAGCAGTGGAAATGTGTATGATTTTGTTGGTAACTTACCAAAGGGAAGGGGGCGGTGGTGAAAAGAGGAACACCTGATCATCCAAAAATGCTTGCTCTAATGAGCGCACTGGGAATAAAAAAATACGCTGCTGTTGGGTTAATGGAAATGCTATGGTTGTTTGCCGCGAGATACGCGCCAAGAGGAGATATTGGAAAATATGACAACGCAACTTTAGCGTCTGCAATCGGGTGGGACGACGATCCTGATGTTATGATAAATGGAATTATCAAGGCAGGATTTATAGACGAATCAGAAGAATACCGGTTGATTATACATGATTGGAGTGATCACTCAGATAATGCTGCTGACAGATATTTAGCTGATCACGACATGGACTATGCCGATGGAAGCCAGCCACGTAACACTAAGAAAATGAATAAGTTACAAAAAAAGAAAAGTGTAAACAAAAAAACACTAGTAATTCCTAGTAATTGCTCGGAAAGTATTGAAAAAAATAAAAAAAGTGAGTATTCCCATACCCATTCCTATACCCATTCCCATACCCATTCCCAAGAGTATGTTGAGAGTGATAAGGTTGATAAGGCACACATGATTTTGAAAGAGCGACCAGAGTTGAGTGCTTTGACTTGGGAACAGGATTATCTGGCACGTCGTGATCATTTGTGTGCTGAAATTGACATTGATTGGGTTGAGATTGCGCGGAAAGTATCTGATTTGGCTATTTTGACCGGGACAATATCTCATCCTGGAGTATGGTTGCGGGCAAAGTATAATCAGTTGGTGCTTGAGTTGATTGATAAAAATCAAAAAAATGGCGACGGTTGGGATGGACTTAATAAGAGAAGATATGAAAAAAGCGTAACGGAGGTGTGAAGTGTCGGAAGGAATTGAGAATGAAAAGGGTGCTTTGGGGGCTATATTGATTGACCCAAATACAGTTATGGCATGGGCGCTTTCCAGCGGACGGATAACGGCTGAAATGTTTGCTGATGTGAAACATGTTATTTTGTTTCGGATCATAGAAAAGATGTTTTCTGATGGCAAGCCAATAGATGTTTTAACTGTTACAGATGTTTTGAGTAAAACAGGAGAGTTAGAAAAAATTGGCGGACAGACGTATTTATTGTCGTTAATGGATGCCACTCCGGTGGCCGCTCATGGTTCATATTATTTTGAATTGGTAAAAAAAGAATGGATGCGTCGTCAACTGATACAGGCAAGTTTGAATATACAGAAAAAAGCAAAAAGTGAAGCTGAACCAGCAACGATAGCTATGCAGAGTGCGAATGAAATTTCTGGTATTGTTGGAGAAGCTGGTGCGCAAGAGCCTTCATCTACTGATGTGATGAAGGATATTATTGTTGGTTGGCGGTCAGTTAAACTTGGTGAAAAAAAACCAGGGCTAGAAACGCCATGGGCAACATTGAATGAAATACTTGGTGGCGGTTTAAGGACTGGTTTGTATTTGTTGGCTGGCAGGCCAAGCCAAGGTAAGTCTGTGTTAGAAGAAAATATCGCGGCGCATGTGGCTAAGTTAGGTAATTATGTTGTGCGGATAGCGATTGACATGCCAATAAATATGGTTTGGGCAAGGACAATTTGTCGGGAGAACGGGGTTTCTCTGCCAAAATTAAATTTTGGCCATGCGGGTGAATCGCAGTTAAGCAGGATAGAAAATGAGTTTTTGCCAATCGCAGGTGAGCAGTTTAAGTCAATGCAGGTAAAAGGTAATCTGTTTGATATTTCGTCAATTTGTTCATATGCCCGTGCAATGAAAGCGAAGCATGGTTTAAGTCTTTTGACAATAGACTATTTACAGAATGTCCACATAAACGATCCTGGAGCATGGCGATGGCAAGAGAATCAGAAAATGACGTGGATTAGTGGGCATTTGAAAAGGCTTGCGCTTGAATTGGATATACCTATTATTGGAGTTAGTCAGTTGACAAGGGATAATGAGCGCGATGATAGACCGCCGCGTCTATCTGATTTGCGCGGGAGCGGAAGTCTTGAGCAGGATGCAACTGTAGTGATATTTGTTTATCGTCATGAAAAAATCGCGAATCAAATGTCATGGGAAGAACAGAAAAAAAAGAGGCCGGTTAATGTTGATGTGTTGAAGAATCAAAATGGAGAGACTGGAATTGTTGAGTGCTGGTTACATGCGCACTATTTTATGATGGAAGAGGCCCCGGAAAACTTTGGAATTATGCCTGAAGAAATAACGAGCAGGAAGAAAAAGAAAGAACCTTTATGGCGTTAAGGGCATTCTATGGAAAAGTTAGACCAGTATTGGGCAATTGAATGGCATGAGTCTGGTGCCATATTTGCGCGGCGATTAAATGACTCTATACGGGTGGCATTGTTGGCGCGTGAAAACGGATTGCCGGTTAGGTCTGTTATTATTGGAGTAGCTGATAATTTTGCTAATGCAAGAAAAGTTGTATTGGAAACAAAGAGGTTAATAAAAAATGAAGGTAAAAAATCACCCGGTGATTCCGCCACCGCGCATGGTTCAAATTGAGGCATACGCAAATCAGAATAAAATCAGCGTTGAAGATAGTGCGACGCGATTGATAGAGATGCGGCAAGCGGCAATTGATTTGTCAGAAAATGATCCTTTGCGGTATGGGTGGGAACCGCCGATATGGAAGATAGCTGATGCCTTGATAGATTATGAACATTTGTTAGATGGCTCATTTGATAATGAATTAAAGAAACGTGGTATCACTTGGCGTGAATGGAAGGATAAAATAAGATGTAAATTAGGGTTTGCTCAGCCGGTGCGAATGCTTTTGATTATGGGTGGGAACCGGACGGGGAAGTCTGAATATAGTGCAAAGCGGGCGATGGGAAGGTTATCATATGCTAATAATCAAAAGATTTATGCTTTCCATGAAAGTAATCCGCGGAGTATCATGGATCAGCAGCCTTTGTTTTGGAAGTATATGCCAGCAGAATGGAAAGTGCAGGTTATGTCTGATATGGCATATATTAAATATAAACGTAAAACAGGATTTTCTGAAGGGAGCTTTATTGCTCCGAATGGAAGTGCATGTTATTTTATGAACTATATGCAGGATAGAGATACGGCATTACAAGGGATAGAGCCTGACTTTGTCGCGCCAGATGAATTAGTGCCAAATGATTGGGTTGAGGAAATGATGATACGTTTGGTTACTCGTGCGGGAACTGGTATAGTTACATTTACGCCTGTTCATGGTTGGTCACCAACGGTAAAGCTGTTTATGGATTCGGCAGAAGTTACTTTATGGCAGCGTGGATATTTATTGCCGCGCCTTGGGCAAGGTCAATCCAAACACGTTACGCTTGGTTTATCGCAAGATGAATATAATGAAGTGTTGTATTCAAAAGATAAAGTTGTTTATGCGCCTGAATCAAGAAGTTTGTTTAATGAGTGGGATTTGTTTGATGATAAAAAAAATGAACATGTTATTGATAATGGCGAGTGGGAGATGGTGACGAGAGTGGCACGTTGTGTTGATCCGTTGAAAGCAGTTATTTATTTTCATGTCGGCGATAATCCTTATGGAAACCCAAAAGAGTTGCTGGCCAGTATGTCAAACAAGGGAGCTGGGTATGTCCGGGAAAGATGTTATGGCATAGCGTCAAAAGTTGTGTTGGGCAGGTTTCCGAGATTTAATCGCGCAGTTCACGTGTTGAGACCAGAACAAATTGAAAAAGAAAACGGGACGAATTATCATATTATGGACCCTGCTGGTGGTAGAAATTATTATCAATGCTGGTTACGTGTGCAGCAACATGGTGATGGTAAAAAAAGATATTTTGTCTATAGAGAATGGCCGGGAAATTATTTAATACCGGGGATAGGTGTCCCCGGCCCATGGGCGATACCAAGCGGTCGTAATAATGGTAAAAATGATGGAGCGCGAGGAGAAGGGCAGGAATCATGGGGTTTTGGGCATTTACGCTATAAGTTTGAAATTGCAAGGTTGGAAAGATGGCGGCACTATGAAGAATGGAAAAGGCAAAATATACATAAAGAATATCCTGCTGATGATGATTTGATGCTGTGGGATGAAAGATTTGGAGCGCAAGAAGTAATTGAGGCGCGTATAATGGATAGCCGTGCGGCCAGTGCTCCGCGTATAGAGAATGACAGGCCGATAACGCTACAAACGATATTTGATGAACTATTGGTTAATTTTGATTTAGCTCCAGGTAGTCCGATTGATGATGGGGTAAGTGCTATAAATTCCGCATTGGATTATGAGCCGGAGGAAACAGAACCTTGTTTGTTTATTTCAAGCAATTGTGTTAACATGATTTATGCTCTTGAGAATTGGACAGGTATAGATAAAGAAAAAGGTGCATGTAAAGATCCGA